CGTCCAGCAAAGCCTTGCCGACAGCAGCCGGCGACCGGAAGCGCTTCAGCAACGCCAGGGCCTTCTCATCCCCGCCAGACAGGTGATCGCGCCAGTCATCCGGCATTGTGACAGACGGCTCTCGACTGTCGTCCAGCGCATCCGCCGCAGTGGCCAGTGAACTACCGGCGGGAGGTGTAGCGGCAGGCGGCGCGCCGGATGCAGGTGGTGTCGCGCTTGCTGGCGGCGTTTGCAGTGCAGCCGGCGGCGGCGATCCAGCCGCAGCGGATGCGTTGGTGACAATAGGCGCAGCCGGCTCAGCCGCCGGAACCACTTGATCACTCATCTCTTACCTTTCTTGGCTGCCTTGAAACTCTTTGCCTTCGCGCCTGCGCATCGCGCACCGCGCTGGCTGTGATCCGACATAGTTTGACGATCTGTAGTCCAACGGAACGCTTGCCCTCTGCAAACGCCGTGGCTGTAGGATCGCCCGATCTATAGCTAAGCCCGTATGTGTCGGCCGCGCCTTCCACAATCCAACGCAGAGCGCGTTGTTGCTGGACTTCGTTTGCATTCCCGGCCTGCAGCGCTTGAATCGCCGCAAGGTCTTGCAAGTCCCAATCAGCCGGTTTTGTCGGGTCGCGCGTCGCGACATGCAGCCCTTCAACGGGCGTTGTCTGTCTAGCCACTACTGAATCCCAAGCCCTTCACGTACCGCACCGGCGGCGTTGCCAACTTGCTCGGCGGTTTCGGCGCCGGCAGTAACTTCCGCCATGGCACTCTGCATTTCCTTGATGGCATTACGACGTTCTCGTGTCTTCTTAACCGCTTTTTTGTCGCGCTGCCACTCGGTACTGGCGCCAACGCCGCGAATTGCATCACGGAATGCCGCCTCACCATCGATATTGTCCGGCAACTCCGGATCAAGCGTTTCCTTGGCAAGCGACGCCAACTGCGCCACTTCCGTGAACCGCTGCACATCCGCGCGAGCCTTCGCCTGCTTCAACGGCGACTCGAATGTAAACTCCACACTGCCGGATTCCCGGATTGCTTCTGGCGGCGGATCGAACGCCCCATTGATCAACAGCGTCTTGAATGCCTTTTCACAGATCGGCGTGTTGTATTCAGACTCGACAGGCTCGAATAGAGGCAGTGCCTGCCGAATGAATTCCTGCGTCCGACGCTGGACTTCATACGCCGTCATCTTCTCGCCCGCGTCCGGTGGCGGGAGGAACAAGCGATTCAGGAAGAAACCGTCATTCAGCGTCTTCTCGACCTTGGCTAGCAGTTCCAGCCCTGTCACCTGCCCAGCACGATCCGGCTGCATAACTTGCAGGATGTCCTTCAAACTCTCATCGGCTTCCATGTCGGCATATGTGAAGCCGCCGGGGAACAGGTGCGGAGCCGCCTGAAAAATATCGCGCTTAGCGATGATCGGTGGATCAACCGCCTTTTCACCCTGTTCCAACAGCACCATCGTCTGAATCTGGATCAGGCGAGCGTCGGCTAGCATCGTGATTGTCGCCGGGCTGAATGCATACTGCGAGCCTGATACAGTCTGCCAACGCGGGATGATCCACGGATTGATGCGAAGCGGGATTTCCTCGATCATGTGTTCGTTGTCTATGTCGATGTAGAGACATACGAACGGGAAGCGCTTGATATTCTTCGGTGATTTCTGCCAATCGTGCTCTTCCGATGGCAGCACGATATGCATGCATTGGACAGTCTGGTCCGGTTTTTCGTCCTTCAGTCGAACCACTTCGCTATGCAGCTTCTTGTCGCCAAACTGCTGAATGAGATTGCGGACAGAAGGGTTCCATTTGCGGAAGATCGTATCTATCTCGCCCTCGGCGTTCTCTATCCATGCCAGATCGCGCAAATGCCAGCAGCGGAATAGAAGCCCGTCGCGGCGCGTGTTCATCTCGCACGTCAGGGCCGCCTGCCCGAATGTCACGAAGTCATGGTCGCCCTCTTTCGTCGAGCGCACGAACCGTGCCGTTCGTTCATAAAGCGCGCGACGCATGACGCCTGTCGCATACTCGCACCATGCGTCAACGCCGCTCTCTTCACGAAGCCGCTCGTTCTCCGGCCTGATCTTGAACCACTCCGTTTCCGGCGGGCGCAACATGCTCGACAGCATGTTGCCAAGATCGCGCCGGAACATCACGGGGAGTGAGTTCATCAGATTGGACGCAAACTCCGGCCCAAGCGTGCGCAGATTGTTGAAGTCCGCGCGCTCCGGGTAGAAGTTCTCAGCCAACTCCTGATTCAGATCATCGAGCCCAGCCTTATCCGAGAACAGCCCAGCGGAACGCTTCTTGAGTTCGGTGATCCTTGAATCAGTCATGACTTAGCCAATCGGCCCGGCGGAATAGTCGCCGCCAATACCTGATGTCAGAATGGTCGACGCGCGACCGCCTTCCGCCTGTCGCTTGCCAATGCGCTTGCGACGCGCCTCTACGGAGACCGGACCTTCTTCATCCGGATCAGGTGCGGGCGGCGGCGCACTTGGTTTCGGCACCTTCGGTGCAAGAAGTCCAGCCATATCTACCTCCTGGCGTAACGCTTCATATTCGAGTGTCCGAGAATCGGCTGCGGATTTGATCCACCACCTGAGCGGCGCGCCTCTCTAGCAGCAGCACGCTCGCCTTCGCTCAGGCACATGACGCATGCATCTCCACGATCTGGCGAGCGCCCCAGTCGCTTCTTGATGTCTTCCTTGCTTTCGATCTGTATGCCGCGCGGTGTGAGCTTCCACGTCGGAGCCGTCATATCCGCGCGCAATTGTGGATCGGGCGGTAACGCGACAGCAGAGCCGCCCAACTGATCGGGATTTAGCGCCTCGCGCATCTTCCACCACGCTTCAGCCCGCTTGTTCACAAACTGCAACTTGCCATCAAGCGTCCGCGCATGCGAGGCACCGGCACCGTTGAATTCCTGATAGGCGATGCCGTTCTCTTTGAACAGCAAGAGAGAAGCGCCACCAAATCCACCACCGACATCGATGACAACCGGGCAGTTGTTGCGTCTGTTCAACACCACCATCCCGGCCGCATGCGCCAGTTCCTTGGCCGCGTCTCCCTTGATTGTCTCAAGCGGCGCGAACCAAGCGCCGAATCGGGACGCCAATACCGTTTCATCACGCCCGGCGCCAATGTCCAAGCCCTGCGCCGTCATTGCCAATCCACGGTATCCGTCAGGCTTCCATCGCTCTTGCGCCGCGACCACCCATTTTGTCGGGACGACCTGCCAGTCCCCATCCTTCAGACTTACGCCAAAATCCCCATCTCGATACGCGCGCCGCAATTCATCGGGGAGGGCAGCAAGAACGCTGCCGTAGTTCGTGCGTGACAGATCAGGGTTATCCGCAAGACTGGATCGAATGAACGTCCGCGAGCGCGCCATGATCGGTTCTCCATCGATCATGTGTGGCCCAGGACCATCAACCTCTCTGTCTTCACCCGCGATCGTCGTGAACCAGCGAAGTTCGCCTTCTTTCGCTGGATTCGGATGCGTCGGATCAAGCCACGGCGCCCAGTATTTGATGACCCACAAGCCTTCAGCGGTCGTCGGCGGGTTGCTCGGTACGATAACGCGACAGCGTTGCTTAGGATCGCTCGACCGGTTCCAACCGATGATGAAACGAAACTGCGACTCCAGAAAGTCCGTGCCTTCATCAAAGATGATCAGGTCGTGCGGATCGCCCTTGAAGCGCTGCTTATCTATCTCCTGTTCACAGCCCGCGATGTCGATCTGTCGATCGCCGAGACGCCACGTCTGAAGTTGCCCGTTGTACCCGTTCCGATGCCCGAGAATCTGCTCGATGCGTGGCACCAACTTGAGCGCATCCTTGTTGATTCGCCGCAAGATCAGGGAGCGCTTGTGCGCCGTCAGCGCCAGACCAATCGCTAAATCGCTCTTCCCGCCACCAGCCTCGCCACCGTAGAACAGTTCATCGGCTTGGCAGTTGTAGGCCGCCATTTGCGGCCCGGCATTCGGCACCCAGACAAGACTCCGCGTGCTTTCCGCCATCTTCACGAGCTTGCGACGCTGCTCCGGCGACGCCGTCGCTAGCCGCGCAGCGATCTCTTCAACCAAACTCATTTGCTGGCGATGCTCTTTGATTTGCGGCTCTTGCCTGCCTTGCTATAGGCAATGGCAATCGCCTGTTTCTGCGGGCGTCCAGAATGCATAAGCTCGCGAATGTTCGTCGCGATTGTCTTTGCGCTAGAGCCACGTTTCAACGGCATGTCATCCTCTCCGGCGCCGGACTCTTTGATACCATTCGGCCACCACTCCAGGCACAACGTCTTCAGGCAATAGAGTTGTTGGCACCCCGCCCGGCGACGGCACGCCAGCAAACCTAGAAACCAGCATCCAAATCGGCGGCATGCTTGCACCGCTGGGCGTAAACGGCGTTGCCTCTGGCGCTTGCGTCAGCGGTAGACGATTGCTCTGCTCTTGTGTTCGCGCCCAACTGCCGCGCCATACAATCGCCGCCGTATCGCCTGGCAATACAGGTGTATTACCAGCGGCATTTAGGAGAAGAAGCGCGTTGCTCGCTACATCCGTTTGCCGAACAAATGCCGGGAACGCTTGCGATGCTCTTCCTGTACCGAATACGACAGGCGGAATGTCCGTTAGTGGCTGCCTGTTCTCCGGCGTGTCCGCCTGTCGCAGACGCTGGTCGTAAATCCTCTGCTGAAGGTCTTGAGCACCAACAGGTCTCAAATCCGTGAGCGGTTGACGATTCGCTTGGGCGACAGATTGCGTTACGAAGCCAGCCCAAACAACGCGAAGCTCTTCGTTAAAGAACGGGGCCTGTACTACAGCCGTTAACGGAAGGCGATTAACCGAAACATCGGTCTGCGCCAGTCGTTGCGGCCACAGTGTTGGTCCGCTCCATACCTTCCCCGGCGGCAGAACCGGTGCCGGCTCTGTTAGAGCCAGCCTGCTAGTGATTAACGGGGATTGTACTAACCCCTGAAACCTCGCTTGCGGTTGCCGCGCATCTTCAGGAACAAACGGCGCCGCCGCAACACCTTGCGCGGGCGGCCCGATCTGGAATGCATCGCCTTGGAATGCGTTGGCTTGGAACGCCGGGCCAGCGTCCTGCGCCTCAAGTAAGAGCTTGTCGCCCGTCTCTAGTAGGAGATAGTCGCCCGTTTCGAGCTTGAGGAAGCTCGCCATCGCATCACCGCCTCGTCAGCGTGACGTGCAAGTCCTGGGCGGCTTCCTTGTAGAAGTTCATGGCGAATTGCTGGTATTCGGAATTCCTCACCGACAGCGACGGATGCATGCCATAGCCCCATGTCGCCTCGAAATCGCAAGCGTACCCGTCAGGCCAGCGCTTGGCGTCCGTATGCGGGGCGTTGGCGTCGCGCCATTCGCGCTTGAGGTAGTACCAGAACATTTCCCCGATCGGCGGCCACTGATGCGTCGGATCGCCGTACGCTCGCGACGATGCCCAATGCGGAACGATGATCGTGCATTGCGCTCCGGGTTTCATGACGCGATATAGCTCGTTCAATAGCTGGCAACGCTCTGTCGCGGTCAGGTGTTCAAGGAAGTGCGACATGCGCGCTTCCTCAATCGATCCGTCGCCGAATGGAAGCGGATCAACGCCGACATTCAGCACATGATCGACGCCGGGAAAGGCAATGCGATCCAAGCCGATGAAGCCCTCGGCTTTGTTGGGTCCGCAGCCAATATCGATCTTCACCAGTTTATCCCCGTCGCCTGATCCCAATGGCCGACAAGAACGCGCGTATCGATCGCGCATCGGAAACCGTACTTCCGCGCGTCGCCCCAGAAATACAAATCCTGCGTCCCCACGCCCTCGGCACCGGCCAGCGTCTTGAACCAAGGCCGGCGCAGGCGCTTGTCCTTGAACATACTCATGCGCCACAGATTGAAGCCCATGCCCGTCCCGCAGCATTCCTGCACGGTGTTAGACAGAGGCACCTGCGGGCGGAAGTTCAGCACAGGGTCATTCGGGTCGCCCCATATCTGCGGCACGCCGCCCTCGCCCTTGGTCCAATACAGCCCGCCGATGCAACTATATTCGGGATGCGCGTCCATGCTTTCCAGAAGCTTGATCAGCCCATCCTGCGGCGGCGTGTTGTCATGCTCTATCGTGAGCAGATACTCCCAATCGCATAACTCCGGCGTTCCGAGAATGTTTTCGATAGCCTGCGAATAGGCATCGCCAACTTCCAGCCCAAGACACAGCATCCGATAGACCGGGTTGTTAGGCGGAAAGATTAGCGACCAGTGCGTCAACGCCACCTTGGCTGGGATCATCGCCGCGCTAGGGACAAGCACGATGATGCGCTGTTTCTTCCACGATCCGCCTTCGAGGATACGCGATGCGCTGGACTCGAATGCAGCATTGTGCGCGCCCGGCCCCATCGTGACGATTTCGGCTACTGCCACGACGCGCTCCGCATTTCAAAATAGACCGGCGCCAGAAACCCGCGCGTTCCTGTCATCGTGTAGTCGCTGAATGCCAGCGTCGCCCTAGTGGCTCCAGTCGACAGAATGCCTAGTCCACCGACAAGCCCGAATGAGTTTGCTGTCTGTGCATTCCATTGCGCCGCAAGGTTAGCGGCAGAACCAATAGAATAGGCCAGGATCATGTTGACCGTATTCCCGAGTGCCGTCGTTGCCGCGCCACCTGTCGCGGTGTTTGTAGTGCTGACGTGAACCGCCAAGAAGTATTCGCCCGGTGTCAGCGTCGTCTGCGGGAACGTCGCCTCGATCTCCTTAACGCCAGTTACCGTGCCGGTCGCATTGCTGCTCCATGTCTGCGTCCGGCCCGTAGAGAATGATAGAATGCTCGAAAGCGTGGATACGTTCCGGCTATACAGGACGCCCGAGACGGTCACATCGATATAGGCGCTTGAATTGTTAGTCGTTGTTGCAACGTTGATCGACATCGGAGTCTCAAACTCAGACGCGGCTAGATGGTAGGGAATCATGATGGGTTGGATTGATACTAGTGAATTGCCTTGCGCTGTCGCCGCCGCAGTGACTTGCCCTGAATTCCGATACAGACCAAGCACCGGACTACTGATGATGATGGTCCCTGTTGAACCACCTATGCTGATCCCGCCCGAGCCTGCGAACAGGACGTTCGTCCCGCTCGCCGTGCTGTTCCCGGTCGTGTTCCCGGTGAGCGTATAGAATTGATTGTGCGCGCTGTTCCAGTCCACCGGGCGGACAAGATCGGTCGCCGCGACGGTCTGAGTACCGCCAGATGAATTCCCGACCGTGACCGTGCCCGTCCAGTCAGGGACGATGTTGGATTTGATATGCGAGACGGCCATTAGGGAATTCCCGCATTCTGCAAGCGCTGGCGCAGATCGCGAAGCTGCTTCAGCAAGAAGATCACCATGCGCGCCTCGTCGATCAGCGGACGCCCAACCGTCTCAGGGTTGTCGAAATGCGCCTGTAGTTGGTCGACCAGCGCTTGAATGTCGCCCACGGTGTATTGCGGCAGGGCCATCGCTACCTCGCGCTCGACATGTTCTGAAGCCAGCCCATGCCATCGGCCACAATCGCGCGATCCGATGTACCAAGTGACTTCACAATGCACATGCCGAAGAAGAAGTCCGACAACGGAATATTAGTCGAAATCGCCCCGCCCGTTGCTGCCGTGCCGTCAACATACCCAGTAACGCTAGTAGAACCGGAGTTGATGTCGATCTCAAGCCGATACCATGTGTTGGCCACCACCGCTGAACCACCTGCGTCTGACGTACTTTCCGCTCCACCGCTGCGGCACGTCAACTGCCATCGGCCACCGTTCACATTGTCCACATACCGCCACATGATGCAATCCGTTGGCGCATATGACAATGCGGTTCGAGTCAGGCCGCAATTGATGGAGTATCGATTGGTTCCGTCCGACACGGCCGATGGCGTCTTGAGGTATGCCAGAAACTTGATGCGGCCGTTCGAGCCACCCGAGTTGACGAACGCATAGGCATTGAAATTATAGACGCCCGCGCTATCCGTCGTCCCCGCATTTGTGTGGCATTCAATGCACCCAGGGTGCGCGGCCGTGCCTGAATTCGACTGGTTCGTCGATCCCGAACCGCCTGTTTGCTGGCTAACCACACCTACGGTGTAGAAGTCATCCCAGAACCACGAATATGCCCGCGTGCGCTGGACGAAAAGCTCATAGGGCGTGATCTGCAGGTCGCGGTCTATTGTGGCCCCTGCATCCGGGTCGCCATACAGCAACAGGTCGGTGAACCCATCACCAACCGACCCGCCAATGGCGTTTAACTGGTCTAGGGTTTTGTCGGCCACGGATCACCCGCTAATACGGCCAGCACTCTTCAACCTTCGGCCGCGCCTCGATAAACGGCCGCTCCAACTCAACCCAGTCCTGCCAGTATACAGGATCGCCCCGTACCGCCTCGCGCGACACGGGCGCATACCGGTTCACGTCCTGCCATTTCGCCTGCGCGTAAACAGCGACGCAAAGCATGCCGACGTTCACTTGACATCCCCGAGCAGAACACAACCCACCAGCCCGGCCGTGCCAGCGTTGATGCTGCTGATGCTGATCTCGCCGAACGTCGCGCCATTGCCCAAAATGCCGAACGAACCGGCCATGTCGGCCGCCGTCCAGCGGAACGTTCCACCAAACGCATTGAACGGACACGGCAGCAACTGCAGAGTCGCACTGCGTTGTGGCTTGGTGGTAGAAGCCGAAAACGCCAACGGCAGCGTGCCGGGCGCCGTCGCGGTCGGGTCCGTAAGCGCACTCAAGACGCCGGTCAACGACGTGGCGCCAACAGTGCTGTCCCGCGAAATCACCAACTGCTGCGCCGCCGATGACGTGGCGGCACCACCAATGAACACATCATAGATATCGATGCGCATCGTGGTGTTGCCACCCTGGACCGCAACATAGCCGTTGTCGGTAAAGTTCGTCGTGTCCGCCACCAATACCGGCGTCCAGTTCGATTTGTTGAAAGTGTAACGAGCCATTTTCCATACTCCTAGAATTGCAGGCGCCGCGCGGCGCGTTCCTGGATCATGTCAAACCGACGCTCGATAGACCGACAGTCGCCATTGCACCATCGAGCATCGCAAAGGTAGCGATCGCACTTGCGGCAATACCCACGCGCCACGGTCCGCAACGGGTCGAGCGCCGTTACTCGCTGGCAATGCGCGCATGTGAACGTAGGCTGTTCGATCAGCAACCCGCCCGCAGGCCGGTTGTCGATCTGCATGAAGCCCTCATGCCGGCGCCGACCTGACACGGCTAAAGCTCCGTAGCGGCCTTGATCGCCGCCCGAACAGCCTCTAGCCGCGCCTCACCAGCCGCAATCTCGGCATTGATGCCCGCCAACGCATCGGCCGCAGCCTGTCGCTGCATCTCGACTTCCCGCAACGACGCCTGAACCGCCGCCGCAGTCGTCTCCGCAGACTTCAGAACGTCAGACGCCTTTTTCTCGGAATCCTTCGCCCGCTTCGCCGCCGCAGCGTTCGCCGCGTCAACGATCTTGTCCGCCTCAGCCTTCGCATTGGCCACAACAGCATCCGCCGTCGCCTTGGCCGCCGATTTCGTCAGATCAGCCTCGACCAGCGCAGCCTCAGCCGAAGCCTTCGCCTCTGCCTCGTCCTTGCGCCGCTGTTCCGCCCGAGCCTCGATCTCGCGAAGCTCGTTCGCCAGCGCATCGCGATGCTTGATCGCATGCGCCATCGTCATCGCAGCCTCATGCTGCCTGCCCCAGGCAAGCACAAGGTCGGCCGCTTCAGATAGTTCCATGGCCCTACCTCGTAGCCGACCGCATGAGAATGTACGCGGCAAGCACCGTCGTCCCATCCCCCGCCGTCACGCGGGGCCTGATCTTCCACGGTAACTCGCCGATCAGCTTCAGCCCGGCCGCAGTGAAACTCACGGCCGCGCCCAGCGGGTCTTTCAACGTCACGTAGTTCGTGCCGTCGTTCGTCCCCTCAAGAACGATCGTCCCGCCCGCGCCGAACGTCCCCGTGACCTGCACGGATCGATCGGCATACTGCGGAAACTCAAGCGGCGTCCCGTCATCGCCATTCAACAGGCCAGTCCAGGAATACCGCTTCACCGTCATCTCGGCAGACGTAAGGGAGTTCGCCGCCCGCGTCGCCATTACCAGCGCTCCACACTAAACAGATCAAGCCGACACTGGTTACTGGCGCTGGCCACCGACCATTGCGCGGTCACGTTCAGAACCTGTGCCGCAGTCGTATCTAGCGTGGTCGACGCCACGATCTCGGTCACGTCCAGCACCGCCGTGCCGCTCGCCGCAGGCGCCTCGGTATGGCTGCCAAACGCTACGAACGTCCCGCTCGACCCCACCGTCCGGACGATGATGTCCGCCCGACCAGCGAAGATGGCGTTGTTCGCAACGTCCGTCGCCGTGCCGACCACAATGACCGTGCCGGCCACGCCACCAAGGCGAAGGCGAATCGTCAACGTGTCCGTCGCGTTGGTCGATGGCGCAATGCCCTGCCATGAACACCGGATCAGTTCACCGGGCTGCAGGCTGTTGGCCGGAATGCTGTAGTTCGTGTCGAAAACCGTCTCGGAAACGGTGTTCGTGATCGTCGCACTGGCCGCCGTGTTGACATAGGCGAGGTACGGCATGCGCAGAGGCTGCGTCGCCTCTGTCGCCAGCCGGCGGTTGCCACCAAGGACCAGACGGCCCTTGTCGTCCAGGCCAAGCTGGCGCCCATGTAGGGAGGTCAAAATCTTACCCATCGTAGTCTCCTATTGCTGTTGCTGTTGCTGCGGAGATGCCCCGGGAACAGACGCCAGCCTGCGGGGCAACAGGGCGGCGATTCGTGCTATCCTGCTGCTAGCAACATGCTAGCGAGGAACACATGAGAGGGTGGGTCATCCTGACGGCCGCGCTCGCCTGCAGTGCCTGCGGCCACACCTACTGGGACCGGCTAGGCGCCAGCGAGGCGGAATTCAACGCCGACAATGGCAGGTGCGCCTTGATGGCCAGATCGCCGATCGACCGCGCAACGCCGGGGCCGGCGGCCGTCACCGTCTACAGCGCTTCCGGCCAGTGGGTCGGGACGCTAGCGCCAACACCTGCCAGAGAGCTAGCAGCGCTGGGCGACCAGCTATCTGGCGCCTCAAATCGGCTCTCTGCGCACGAGCGGTGCCTGCGCGCCCACGGGTGGCAGAGGGTCAGGTAGCGCCGGCCAGCCCGACGGACGCTCTAACGCCCAGCGTGGAACCAGCCATAACTCGACGCCGGCCACGGTGACTAGGCGCGGGCGTGGCAAACGCAAGACGCCAGCAACATTCTTACTTTCGCTCGGCGAGGCCGCGACATAATGTTGCCGTGTCTCGGCGGCGTCTCGTTGATTATGCGCCGTATGTATTAGAACCACGGCCTGAGCGACACTTGCCGCACTGATCCGCGCCGAATATGCGCGCCGCGTATAACGGCCGTCGGTCTAGCCCCGCACCCAGAACGGCCAGATAACGCCCCCGCGCGATTGTCCTTGCAGATCAACACACTAACGCAAAAGCCCCGCCCGGAGGGGTTGCCGGGCGGGGCAGTCACAGGGAGACATCAGATACGCTACGCCACGCGCGTCAGTGAACCTGCCCGTCGCTCGGGGAGATGGGAGCGTCGCCTGGAGAGGGCGCAGCAGATTCACCTACGCTCTTGTCGGCCTGCGCCAAGACAAATGCTAAGCGGCGGGCCAGTTCCACGTCAGGAATGGCTAAGTAATTGCCATCCTTGCCAGTTAGCTCGTGGCGATGCGCGTCGCGCCATACGTCAGGGCGGCGATTCTTCAGCCAGAAGATACATGCCGTCGTATCCGGGGCAACATGCTCGACATAGGGCGCGTAAACAGGCTCTTCAGCGCCGGCAGGCATGAATATCTTCACCGCGTTCGGGTTCGTCCAGCCCAGCGCGCGGCGATACAGGCTATCGGCAACGTTCGCATCTGCTTCCTGACGACCACGGCGAACAGCCTCGGCGAAGTCAGGGCGCGTCTTAATCCACTTGTCGATCGTGGAGCCTGCTGTGCTCCAGAAGTCTGCGATCTGTTGATTGGTCGCGCCAAGACGACACAGCTTTTCAGCTTGTTCTGCGAATTCTGGCAGGTATTGCAAGCGTTTGCGGCGAAGTGTCATTTAAGGTACCTACTCGCAAATCACACTTCCCGCGCGTAGAATGCGCCGCGCGAGATTGTGTCTGTGCATTTTAGAGCGAAGGTGGTTGGATCGAGGCGACTGTCTGATTCGGCTTTCAGGCCAGCTAGGAGTTGATGTGCGACGCCACGATGCATGTCCGCAATCACGCCGATCAGAATAGCGACAAGCTCTTGGCATTCTTGGTGAGAGCACGCTTGAACGGCGTTGAATGCGGCTAGAGCGATATCGTTGCTGGTTGGCTGGCCGTTAGGAGATGGCGTGGCGTGCCGCAGAAAGCCAAAACACAGTTCCAGCCATCTAGGATTGATGCTGCTACGAGCGTCGGCTAGTGTCAACAGGCAAATACCAATGCTGGGCGAGCCGATCTAGAGCGAGGCGCAAGGTAACCATGCCCTCGACCTTGGCACGCTCGGCGCCGGCGTAGGAACCGTGTGCGATTGCCCATGCATGCGCATGCTGTTCATCGACGCAAACGGCCTGGGCAATCGAGGCTAGTTTTGATCCGGTTCCAAGAGCCTGGATTGCCATGTTGTAGGCGCGCCGTGCGACATCCCGATCCGATATCCGATCTTCCGTTGATCCTGAATGCCTTGGGTCATCGTTATAGCGGCTGATCACGCGAGGGATAGCGCCGGCTCGATAGGCTAGCCCGGCAAACATATCAGCAGCTTGCCATTGCGTTTGGTTAATCTGGTTTTGGACGCGGTATCGGTCGATCGGCCGTTGATCGATCACCCGTTTGACCGGGGATTCAATGCCACCAACCACGGTAACATCAGCGGCCAGCCGATGGTGCTGTTGTAGTTCAGGCGAGCCGTTGTCGCCTGATCTGGTTTCGACCAGGAGCGCCCGGCGCTTTTGCCGAACCTGCGCGCGCCTTGCCGCTGGATTGAACCGCGAGCCAATGCCAAGTGCGCCGACTTGCTGAACTACCGTCCGACCCATGCGCAATTATGTTGCACTTGGGCGGGGAATGCAAGCGGAAAGGGCATTTGGCCAGAATTATCTTTGCAATAAAAGCAAAAAACAAAGCAATCTTATTGCTTATTCTGGTGTTGCCCTGACAAGTGATCTTTCCTATATTGAGGAAGTCACAAGGGAGAACAACATGGAACAAGCAAAACTGGACGTCTATCAGCGCATCACGAATCGGATCGTGGCCGACCTTGAGCGCGGCGTCAAAACCTGGACTAAGCCCTGGAATGCTGAACATGCCGCCGGCCGGATCACCCGACCGCTGCGCCATAACGGCCAGCCCTATAACGGAATCAACGTGTTGATGCTTTGGAGTGAGTCTATCGAGAAGGGCTTTTCCGCGCCGATCTGGATGACGTTCAAACAGGCGCAGGAAATCGGCGCGCATGTGCGCAAGGGTGAGCATGGTTCCCTGGTCGTCTACGCCGACCGCTTCACCAAAACTGAGACGGACGACAACGGCCAAGACGTGAAACGCTCTATACCCTTCATGAAGGGCTATACCGTGTTCAACGTCGAGCAAATCGACGGACTGCCGGAACACTACACCAAACCAGCCGCGCCGACACTTGATCCGGTGCAGCGCATCGCCCGCGCTGAAGCGTTCTTTGCCGCGACGCGCGCCGATATCCGCCAGGGCGGGAATCGCGCCTACTACTCAATCACTCATGATTTCGTGCAAATGCCGGCATTCGAAACCTTCCGGGACGCCGAGTCATACTATTCGACGCTCGCGCATGAGTGCACGCACTGGACGCGCCACGAGCGCCGGCTGGCGCGCGACTTCGGTCGCAAGCGGTTCGGAGATGAAGGATACGCGATAGAGGAACTAGTGGCCGAGATGGGCGCCGCGTTCCTATGTTCCGACCTTGGCCTAGCGCTTGAACCGCGTGAAGACCATGCGTCCTATATCGCCTCATGGCTCCAGGTGCTGAAAGGCGACAAGCGAGCCGTGTTCACCGCCGCATCCCATGCGCAGCGTGCGACCGACTACCTCGCCCAACTGCAGAACGAGCAGAAACTGGCGGCGTGACCGCTTCCCCTAGCCGGCGCGCAGGCGCCGGCCTTGGGAAACTGTCAAAGGAGAATGTGATGAAAAGCTTCAATGAGTTCCGATGCGACGCAGAAGTGGGGAAACCAGGAAGCTGGAAAGTGTGCCAGCGGCCAGCACGCTACGGGCGTATGACCAACAGCAACCAAGAATTGCACTACTGCGAGCGCCACAAAGACCGCGCATATTCCCCAAAACCAGAACACTATCGACCCAAGCCTCTAAGCGAGGTCCGCCTGTTACCCCCCTGACCGCTTCCCCTAGCCGGCGTCAGCCTTGGAAAAGCGGCGCCGGCCTTGGGAAACGATCAGGAGAGAACTAGGAGATCACCATGTCATTGCCCAACATTGCCATCATGCTAGAATTCAGTGACGGCGACCGATACAAGAGCATCCGGTGTCGCGCCTTAGGCCGCGCGCCCAACGATTGGGACGTTACCTTTGACAGCAAAGGCTATCCATTCAAGAGCTGCAAGAGCGAAGCCGACGCTCGCGCCAGCCTAGCCGAACGACTGCATATGTGGGCCGACATGATCGAACGGACGCCGCTCAAGTGTGAGCATTGAACAAATCAGCCAACAGCTAACGCCCGGCCGCGCGAGCGCGCTGGGCTTTAGTTGTCGCGAGGTAAACCCATGGCCATAACGCCCGACAAGCTGGTGATGGTCGGCCGCGCACTGTATGGTGACCGCTGGCAGTCCGAACTAGCGCGCGATCTAGGAATCACAGCCAGAGCCATGCGCTATTGGCTGGCCGGCGTCTCGCCACGAGACCATGCCACTATCAGTGCTGCGCTGCGCGCAAAAATCTCCGAGCGCCGGGCCGACCTGCGCCTTGCCGCGCGAACGCTGCGCGATTGATGTAAGTGGCAGACTGACGATTTTGGGCTATCTGTCGTTTTCACGATTCGTTGACGGATGCTGGACTGCCTCAATAGCGACGCGGGCAAGCTGGTCGAAATCTATCCAGCCGTCGACCTTGGCGCGGTATATGCGCTTAGTTTCGTATGGTTCCGTGATGAAGTCGCCAGTCGCTTGGAATTGCCTGTGAATTTCCCTGATCAGGGTTTCCGAGACATGCCGAACTATCAATTCGCTCATGTTGCGTCTCCTTGCCGTGCCTTGAGAGCGGCGATGCAGAGGGCGAGAGCAGGGGTAGCTGCAGTGCATTCAGATGCCCGTAGGTTAGGATTAGGCGCCGCAGTCACTCCGACGAAAAGAGGTTCGCGATTATGCAGATATGCGCGGCCTTTGTGCGGGTTAGGTGCTCGGTCGGATATTGAAAATCCCCACCCTTCCGGCACTAGAGTCATCGCTGCGTCGAGACTGGCTGTGTAGGCGGGGATTCGAATCTGATCGCAAACCTCAGGTCCGGCTCCAGTCTTCTGTGCAAAGTGCACTTCAGCGAATTGCATATGCGCATCGCCGCCATCAAAATATCTAGCATCATCTCGCCAGCCAATGGCACGCGCAATCGCTAGGTCCAATTCTCGATCCGGCCCGGTCGCCCGCTCAAGCCGCTCAATCAGGCTAGCGAGGGTATCGCTCATGGCATGGCCTCC